TATGTAACCGAACAACGGATATGGCCCAGTGGCCGTGATTGCGGCCCTAATTAGGTCATTAATGGCCGCGACTGTTTTGCCTGCTCTACGGTGGGCCACTAGACACGCCCAACGCTCCGTTCGGTTGTGGAACGGCAGAAACTGTTGCCTAGGGGCATACTGGATAACTATTGGGGGGGAAGCCACGACACCACCAGTTCTTTTCCGTCAGCGCCACTAAGTTCGTGTTTCTGAATTTCAGACCAACGCATTTGGGTCTTGCTCCACCAGATAGCAGCAGTGGTGTCGCCAGCCATCGCTTTCTGAAACAGGGTTTTGCCAACTTGCCCATTGGCTTTGGCTTTGCCGGATAACAGTTCTGTGCTGAAGTGAGCGCGGAGCGTGTCAACGTGAATGCCATCACGCACCAACACGGCAATCTGATCGATTGGCAGACCGTAACCGCTTAATGCTTCTACCTGCTTGCGCTCTGCATCGGTTGGCTCAAAGGCTGGCCTTCCCGCACCTGGCCGAGCGCCGCCTTTTGGCTTTGTCTTTTCAAGCGTTGGTTTTTCAACGGATTGGTTGTTGTTTGTCATTTTGCAATCTCTGCAAACGGTGCGCCGGTTTCCGCGTGAACTGCAGTTTTGCCTGTAAAGTTTTGCCAGCGTTTGACGATGACATCGCAATATTTTGGGTCAAGCTCCATCAGCCGTGCAATGCGACCATTCTTTTCGGCAGCGATCAGCGTGGTTCCAGAGCCGCCAAAGGAGTCCAAAACAATATCGCCGCCCTTTGTGTTGTTGAGCAACTGGTACTCAAACAAAGCCACTGGCTTCATGGTTGGGTGTTCGCCGTTTCTGGATGGCCGATCAAACTCCAGAATAGTTGTCTGCTTTCTGTCGGTTGCCCAAAGGTGGCCAGCGCCTTCCTTCCAGCCATACAAGCAAGGTTCGTGCTTCCAATGGTAATCCTGTCGGCCCATGACCATCGAGGACTTCTTCCAGATCAGGCACTGACGGACTTTCCAGCCAGCATCATGAGCTGCGCCACGGAAGTTGTAGCCTTCTGAGTCTGCGTGCCAGATGTAAAACACTGCACCAGGCTTCATGACCGTGTCCGCTGAAACGTAAGAGTCTCGCAAGAACTGACGGAATTGCTCGTTGCCCATCTCGTCGTTTTTGATCTTGAGAGCCTCCTTGGTCTTGCCTTCATAGGCCACGTTGTAAGGCGGGTCTGTCAGCCACATATCGACCAGCTGGCCATCGGTAAGTTTTTCCAAGTCGCTGACGCTGGTTGAGTCGCCGCAAAGCAGACGGTGCTTTCCCATGATCCACACGTCACCAGAAACTGTAATGGAGGTTTCTTGAACTGCCGGCGCATCGTCTGGGTCGGTCAGGCCAGGCTTAATCTGCTCAGGTGTCAGAGCTGCGATCTCCTCGGCTGTAAATCCAGTCAAGTCAAGGTCAAACCCCAGATCACCCAGCTCGCCCAGCTCTAGCGCCAGCATTTCATTGTCCCAGCCAGCATTTAAAGCCAGCTTGTTGTCCGCAATAACGTATGCGCGTTTCTGCGACTCCGACAAATGGGCAAGACGGATAGACGGAACTTGTTCGAGGTTTAACTTGCGAGCAGCTAATACGCGACCGTGACCGGCAATAATTCCGTTTGCTTCGTCTACTAAAACAGGATTAGTAAACCCAAACTCTTTAATGCTGGCCGCAATTTGGGCCACTTGAGCATCGTTGTGCGTTCTGCTGTTTTTCGCAAATGGGATCAAGGTAGCGATCCCAACTTGTTCAATTTGCATTACTTTTCAACATCTTTTTGTGTACCGAAAATTAACGCCCGTAGGGGTTCATCGTGCGCGGGATTGCTTTTGATTCAAATTGCGGGGTTGTGCCGCGAGACATCATCATCCCTACAGGGGGGCGGTTTGGTGGTATCTGACCCACCCCCTGCATTCCACCTTGCATTCCCTGCGGCATCTGTGGCGGCGTAATCTGGCGCTGCATACCCTGCGGCATTCCTTGTGGCATTCCCTGACCCATCTGGCCTTGCAATGGCTGCGCTGGCATAACGTTGAAGTCGGGGATGCCGGCCTGCGCTACTTGTGTCTGCGGTTGATCATATCCGTGCGGTCTTGGGCCAGTAAATCCCGTGGGGGAGAATCCCCCAATAGAAAGCGTTGCTGCATCAAGCGACCGCTGTTGATCAGGATTCAAAGCAGTCATAGGCGCGGCCATCGGTTTGCCCATCGGCATTGTGCCGCGAGCCTGCAATGCACCTATCAATGCCTGTCGTTGTTTTGCGTCCATTTCTGCCCCTAATGCAAGAATCGTAGTTTGTACAACGTGCTGTCGATTTGATCGACAATCTCGTCAATGATGTTCTGCAAGGCGCTATCGTCCGGCAAGTTTTTGCGGTGAGCGTCAACGTACCGCTTGATGGTCTTAAGGTAATCAATTGGGTCTTTGGCTACCGCAAAATCGTTTGGGTATGCGCTGATCGGGATTTGATCGTATGCGCCGATGTACGCTTCTGCCCAACGGTCTGCCAGGTCAATGATGTTGTCGTAGTATTCGCCAAGCGCAACGTGCTGTGCGTAGGACTTGGTTGCCAAGTGCTGAAAATGCGTGACCGTGGACGAATGCAAAAGCACCGCCACAAATTGCGCCGCAGCCTTTTCGTATTTTTCAGCCATGATAGTCCTTGCGTCAACTACATCAGATCATACTTGTCTGTCAACATGACCGCAAGAAATAGTTGGGCGGAAAGTTTTCGCCCAATTATCTTTGCGGCAGTGCATCCCGAATAAGCGGCATTGCGTCCGACAATTTCATCATCAGCAGCCATTCCTCCCCATCGGCTCGCATGATGACGATGGGCAAATGCTGCGGCCCTGCTGATTTTTCGGCCTGCGCCATGAACTCATGCTGCACCATCAGCTTTTTGCGTCGCTTCACCTCAATACGAAACTGCGCGATCTCGATATCAAATCCACCGTCACGCGATTGCGAGAGGTTGCGCTTTACTGCCCATCCCAGTTCTTGGTTGAGTATTTCGCACACCTCACGTTCGCCGTTAGCGCCTTTACGTCTGCTGTTCATGTGTTCCCTTTTCGTTATGTTTGTCGCAAAACTCTCTCGCCTCATCTGGGCTGTTACTTACGCCCAAACATTGCGTCACAACCTTTGGCTGCACGAACCAAGCCGTGTACGACCATTTGCCGTCAATCTGGGTTGCGCTGATTGAGTACAAGCCACAATCACTCAGCCAGTGATAGCGGCTCATTTTGGTAAACTTCATACGACAATCGCCCACGCCGATTTAAGACCTTGAGAGGGTGACCCACTACCCCTGTAGCGGGGTGGCCTAGAAAAAGTCTTCATCGGCTTGAGCGACGGCTGCAGAGCGATTGGCAGTGAGGTTTCTCAGTTCAGCGTCGCACCGATCAACACAACGCTTGTATGCCTCACGGTATTCGTGGCTGTCTGCTGTGCATCGAACGGAGAGGCGAGCGAGGTATGCGGCCTTGAACTCAACCCAGTATTGTTCTGGATTGCTCTGTCTCAATTGCTCCCAATTCTGCACCGTGTGCTTTTCGCTTGCGTCGAGTCCTGCAGTGTCCTGATGCAATCTCTTTTCGTCCTTGGGTCGCAGCTCCGCAGGTTTCGGGAAAAACTTTCCGTAACGGCAGTGGGATTTGGCGCAAGCCTCAACAATTTCCCAAGGTTGATCCTTCAGCGCGACCCAATAGCTTTTCTTCATGAGGTCGGTGACCGGCTTGCTGAACGTCTCGCCCAACCGTTCCATCAGTTCGTCAAAGTTTCGTTTGTCAGGGCTATGCATCGTCGTCCTCCTGTTCAAGCCAGGTTGATTTAAGTTTTACGGGTTGAGGTTTTTCGGGCAACGGAAACGGCCCACGCCATAGGCCAGAGCGAAAGAACTTGGCAGGCGATGTGATGAACTGCGTCCCAATGCGTCCCATTGCCAATTGTTGGTCAGCGTATTGAGTCACAGCGGCCAGAATCGTCTCCGGTGTCTCGCCTTCCTCAAGCAACTGGTTGCAGGCGCGTTCTGCGTCCATCCATGCAACACCGGCATACGTCCCTCTTGGGTATGCAAGTTTCAGTGCGACAATGTCCACAACCTCGCGCACGCTCTGTGTGTTCAATGATGGTTCAGATTGATGGTTATATGATGGTTGGAGGGCAGCTGGCGCCCTACCATAGGGCACTTGGCGCCCTACCTCTAGGGCATCTGGCGCCCTACCGTAGGGCACGTCCTGCCCTAGTGCATTTGGCGCACTAGTAGTCGGATGCACCAAATAACGGGTTGTGCGGTTCGGATTACCTGGGTCTCTGCTCACACATTGAAACCCTTCCAAGTCAGCCAATGCGTCCGTCACAGCACGTCTGCTCAAACTGGTTTTGGCGGTAATTGTGGTTAGCGACGGCCAACAAATACCCTCATCACTTGCGTTGTCAGCCAGCGCCAGCAACACCAGTTTCTGTGTCGGCGTTAGGTTCTGCATTGCCCAAACCGCTGTCATCAATTTGATGCTCATGGGCCACCACAAAAACAGGTCGGGTGGTAAGCACCCGTCATGCCTTTCTGTTGGGGAAGGATTGATTTCGCGTTATTCATTCGAGGTTCGCCCGAGGCTCGCCCCAAGTGCAGCCAACGCAGCCACCGCACGCGCCTGAACTTCAGGTGTTTGGAAAAGCCTTTCCATCTCATCGCGCACCCGCTGATTCCTTTCCTTGGCAGCGTCAGAAACGCACTTGACACACAAGCCACTTTTGGTGTAACGCAAGCCTCCATGACTGCGCTTGCATTCTAACCCTTTGTATTTAGGCAGCTTTTTCTGCGCTGCGGCTAGCCTTTTTTGGTCAATCTTCATTGCAAAAAACCTTTAAAAAATGCTTGACAGGCGCAGAGTACAGCGTATAGTTTCCGACATCAAGTCACCAAAACTACTTGTTACGGAGAACAAAAATGGCAAAAGTAGAAATTCTGGAATGCTTCGGGGAGCGCACGCGGCTGGTCTCGTTTCACCGGACGCGCGACCGTGAAATTGCGTTAGCTCGCGCGTTGCGGCTCAATTTTGGCCGCAAAGCGCACCTGCACGTTGAGCAGAGCATTAGTCACGGGACGGGTAATGACCGCGTGCTGTATGGTCAAATCGGGGTTCCGGTAAAAGGTCAGCCGCGCGTAGCGACCCTGATCACCGGTCGCGTGCGGGTGGATGTGAGCGTATGAACAGCGCATACCGAAAGACGCTTCGCAGTCAGAAACGAGCCAGCGCCATGTTAGGCCTGTGTGGGGCTGCGATTGTTGCGATTGTTGCGATTGCCGCTGCGGTCGCCTTCATCCACCTGATTGCCACAATGCCTTCCGGCTGGTGGCTCCCTGTTGCCCAACGCCCGTTTGGAGGTGCGCTGTGATTTATTGTGACGACGACTTCCCCTGCGAACTCGATGTCGAATGGACGCACGGCGGGAACTTATTTCGCATGACTTGCGACGACTTTATTTACGAAGATTTTGGCCGGATCAAATTGTTTGTTTATTTGCCGCTGTCGCTGGATGGCACCGCTGGCCCGTGGGTTGAGCTGCAAACCAACGAAAACTTTGCGGAAGACTTCTGGGACAAGGGCATGGCACTTGCCAATGAGCATTGGGAATGGCAACGCGATGAAGCCACATCCGCAGCCGCTAACGATGCGTCGGGGTGCTGAGATGAACCGCGAAATACGCCCTTTCCCCACCCTGCGGCTTGTCGACAAATCAGTCAGCGATGCCCTCGCAGTGCGCCAGGCAGCTGCGGCACAAGCTATAGGCCGTCGCTACGCGTTCCACCCTGACAATGACGTGCGCCGCTCGACTAACACGGTTTTGGAACTGATTGAGTACGTCAACGCTGGAGGCGACTTGAATGCGCTCTGATTCCTTAAAGTTTGCCGTGATCGCTGGCCGGTCATTTGAGATGCGCCGTCAGGCCATGCGTGAGGCTCGCGCTTGCACCTATGCCGACATCCGCAGCCGTTGCGTTCAGCAGGCACGGTTTTGCAACCGCATGGCTCTGGAGTACCTACAGCTTGCAAGGCAGGCCCAGAAACACGAACACATCCGAATAACAACAGAGGTGACTTATGAAGCGTAGTGATGCCATCAACGAAATATCATCAGCCTTGGCAAAAGCCCAAGCGGAAATGAAAAACCCCGGTTTTGACTCAACCAACCCGCATTTTCGCAACAAGTTTGCAAGCCTTGCATCAGTGCGAAATGCTGTGATTCCTGTTCTTGCGAAACACTGCATTTCTTTGACGCAAGAACTGACCAACACAGAGTCAGGGGTAAATTGCCTGACCATCATTAGCCACGCATCAGGGCAATGGATGGAGTTTGGCCCTTTGGTTATGCCAGTTGGCAAAAACGATGCTCAAGGATTTGGTTCGGCATCCACCTATTGCAAGCGTTACAGCCTTATGGCTGTTTGCGGTGTTGTCGGCGATGAGGACGACGACGCAGAAGCCGCTCAAGGGCGCACTGGCATCAACCCTCGCGGTGACATGGGGCTGACCATCACACCGGCGCAGCGTGATCCCATCGTTGCTGAGTTTCGCGCAGCCCTCGACCTCGATGCTGAAGAACATCAAATCGCATCAGCGGTTTACGCGATCCATGACCGCATTCGCATGAACCCTGACCTTTACGTTGCGGTCAGCGATGTGATGACCAGCAAAGAGCGCAGTGCGCTTAAAGCATTTGTGAAAATGGCAAAGGAAACCAAATGAACAAGAAAAAATCTGTTAAGAAAAAATCTTCCGTTAAAAACAAAACTGCAAAACCACCATCAGCAGATGATCTTCTTTGCGATGCTATTGCAAGCAAGCTTTTTGAAAACTTTTGGGATGCAGGCCAATTGATCGAATTAAACAATGATCAATTTCTTGTTTTTGGAAAACATGAATTTACCAACTGTTGTGCTGTTTCTGCTCGTCAAATTACAGATGCTGTTTTTGCTGGTTTCGACATTAAAAAGGGGTAAACAATGGAATACGACAACAGCAACCGTGGAATGTTGATGCGTACGCGAGACAAGCTAAGCGAAAAACATCCAGATTATTTTGGCACTTTGAATGTTAACGGCGTGGAGTTTGAATTGTCCGGCTGGAGCAAAGTTAGCGCCAAAGGCAACAAATATATGAGCCTCACCATCAAAGAACCGTTCAAGAAAACCACGAAAGTTGCAACGCCTGCGGTTGAGCCTTTTGAAGATGATTTGGAGGTGCCGTTTTGATCTCTGACGAACGCGCAGAGCAAGCCTTGCACTACCTCGCAGCGACTGATGAGTCCTGCGGGGCAGCCAAGGCCCACCAAGAGCGCATGGAATACAAAGCCAAGGCAGTGCGTCAGCAAGTGTTCCTCATTGAGGAAGGTACTGTGGCCGAGCGACAAGCCAAAGCTGAAGTAAACCATGACCATCAGACCATTCTTGAAAAGTATTTTGCCGCAATGAAAACCTACAGCGCCATTGCTAACAAGCGCGAGACAGAACGCATTGTGTTGGATACCTGGCGCACCGTACAAGCTAACCGGAGATCTGGAGCATGAAAACGGGCAGACCGAATCGACTTACAACGCAGCAGATTGAAGAACTCAAAGCAATCTCTGTGGAACACAAACGACTGCAAGCATTGGCAGACGCAGCCAGTCCTGCGGCATGGGCAAAGGCTAACAACATTCCTCGCAGCACCCTTGCACGGTATTTGAAGGATTCCCATGTCTGAAAGAGCATTGTGGTGCGCCGTCATCATTGAAGCAATCCGCGACTTAGGCGACAAGCATTTATCAGTTCGCGCAGCCGCTAAACACTGGATATTGTCGGATGTAATGGAAATTGGTTCGTTTGCTTGGATTTGTTCTCACCTTGATTTGGCCGAAACAAAAATACGCAACATGAGCCTTACCCGACACGGCAGGAAGCTGTTGCTTAAGAACAAAGCAAAACCAGAGGTAGAGAGTTATGACTGACAAACATGGCGGCTTTGCATTTCCGCAGAGCAATCCCGACGTTGCCTATAGCGATTACATCGGTGGCGGCATGACCCTGCGCGATTGGTTTGCGGGACAAGCGTTGGCGGGGGCTCTTGCCGATTCCACCCGCGATTTATACGCGTATGAATATGCAGAGTCTGCGTACGAATGCGCCGACGCAATGCTTGCAGCGCGTGAGGTAAAGCCATGACCCGCGATGAACTGGACAAATTGTGGCAGCAGGCGCTGCAAACATCTGTTGCTGCCGGTGAGGAGTTTATTCGGTATCACTTTGCCGAACTGGTTGCCAAGGCCGAACGTAGGGAATGCGTGATTGCCTGCGAAGGCGTAGAGCAGGCTACCGAGTCTCAATCTTGGGTTGTGGCAAATTGCGTTGCAGATATTTTGGCGAGGGACAAGATATGAGCCCGACCAAACAACACAGTGTTGAGCTGCTGCAAGAACGCATCAAGTCACTGCGCGAGTCAGTAGACAGGGCAGATGCACTAGCCAGCGTACAGGCCAGAACAATACAGGTGCTGGAAGGCTCTCTAGCGATGTATGACGAGCGATTGGCTGAATTGGCTACGCAGGTAAAGATTATGCGGGAGGCGCTGTGAAAGACCTCAGAAAGCTAGCCAAGGGGCAACCGTGTCAAGTGCGGCTGTTTGGGGTCTGCAACCATAACGACGAAACAACTGTGCTGGCTCACGTTCGCATTGCCGGAATCAGCGGCATGGGCATGAAGTCGCCAGACCTGATAGCAGCCTGGGCTTGTTCTAACTGCCATGACGCAGTGGATCGCAGGGGCTATATGAAACTTGACCGCGACGAAGTGCGATTGGCCCACCTAGAAGGCATGGCCCGAACCATCAACGAACTCTACAATTTAGAGGTGCTGTAAATGTTCTGGAAATTGTTTCGCAAGTACGACCCGCAGACCAGCGCAGATGCCGCTGAGAGCCTAAACGTCACTGAATTGGAAACCACAGTCTATGAAGCTATTAAAACTTTTGGGGTGCGGGGTTGTATTAGTAACGACGTCCTTGTTCTTTTGCCTGATATTGGCTACGGCAGCATCACTCCTCGCTATCGAAAACTTTTGGAAAAAGGATTAATTGAAGTCACCGGAGAGACGCGCCGCGCTGTCTCTGGCCGCTCACAAAGAGTGATGCGAGCGGTGTGATGTACCGGCTTAACCGGTCGGGAGGCCGTGGGGCGCAGGTCTTTTGCGCCTTCATCACTGGAGCGGAGATTGCCTTAGATTTCGGGACTAACCCTTCAGCTCCCTTCCAGCCACTGCCCGCGCACCGGGCCAGACATCACTAGACTCCTTATACCACTTGTGAACGCTAACCCGAAGACCGGCCATACATCCTCAGTTCATCGTTGCGGCGATTTACCAAGCCTTTTAGCACTTTGCCGCCGCCCTTGGTAAACTTGAGAAACTCTTTTGCAGCACCGTCATAGTCGCCGCGATTGAACTTGGCCCGAAGGGTTGAGCGTTGAAGCGTCCCTAAACCCACGTTAAATGAGAAACTCACCAGTGCGTCAAAGCGCCCTTGATGACTGCTAGCAGAAGAACACATTCGGGCCACGCCCTGCTCAAACCGCGCAAGGTCTGAGCGAAGTAGTGCATCCACCTCGTCCTGCAACCATGCGCGATTGTCGGCATCCTTGAGTGCATACCCTCGGCGATCCTCTAGCTTGAGCCTGCCTTGGTCAAGGTACAGGACGTGGCCCACGCCCACAGTCCACAACAGCGCCGGGCAACGGTAAGGCTTAAACCTCACGCCCTCATGGTGCTTGATAGTGCGAATAGCCTGCGGGGACACGTTCACTTACCAAACGCCCTCCCGCCGAAATGAAAGGCGATGATCGACGCAAACAGCGCCTGGGTGTCGTTGTCCCACAGCAGGTCGGCCAGCGTCTTAAAGTCAGTGTCACGGTTCCAGCCATAGAAAAACAATCCTGCATCAATGGCTACCAGCAGGAAGAAGAAGCCAAAGGTAATGACAGGACGCACCAACGCACGGCAGTTCTTCACCCAGGTTGACGTACCTTCTCCAAGGCTTGTGTCATGGGCATAGAGCGCCTGCATCTCAGCCTGCTGTGCGTTGATAAGGGTTTGCTTGTTCTGCGCCTCAGACTCGATCTGAAGCTGTTCTGTGTGGATATGCTCCACCCGTTCTTGTGCCTCAAAGCCTGCCTTGCGTAATTCCAACTCACGCTCAGTCTGCATCCGAGCCAGCGCCAGCTCATGCGACTTGTCGGCACGGTCTTGGAAGAAATCCAAAATCTTGGGCAGACCACCCATAAGGAATGAGATTACGGTCGAGAGCAAAGTCATCATGGGGAGTCATCCTCATCGTCATGGGAGAGTTTTACACCAGCCAACAGACCTATGAAGCCGCCAACGACTGTCTGGAACGCAGGCGAAATGAGTTTGAATATCTCTGTGTTGTCAACTCGTTGGTCAAACAGCCCCATCATCAACGTTGCGACCATTGCAAAGATAACAAGGCACAGCGTCGCACTGACCATCAACGTGACGTAGAAAGTGAGCTTGGCTTTCATTTGGTGGCTAAGTGCGCCAACAACAAGATGATTGCGCCTGCACTACCAATGAAAATGGCTTCAATACGCTTGAGCCTAGCGTTCATGCCGCGCATCTGCACTTCAATGCCCTCATACCGGACAGCGCAAATGTCCACATGAGCATCTATTTTGGCGTCTACATCCACAACGCAAGTGCGCTTGACGACAGGCTTTTTAACAGGCTTAACCATTTTTTACACCGCAATTGAATTGATAAAATTGGGCTGCGCCATCACCCACGCATAACATTTTATTAAAAAGTTTTCGCCTTGTTGTGCTTCAACTTCAGTCAACGGTGCATATAAACGATGGAAAGCAACTTCCCGCACATCATCATGCGTAGGGCGTGTGGCGTAGCCAATAACATCTACCATCACATTGAACCGATCATCGGCGTTTCTCGTACGCGACACAGACGCAGTTGCGATACGAAAATATGCTTCCGCAAAAGCAACGCCGTACTGTGATTCCTGCAAATCAATTTGAATAGCCATGTTTTTTCCTTATGCGTAAGTAACTTCAGAAGTTTGAAGTGTTGCCACCCAGCGGATGTTCGTTGCCGCTGCGCCCGTAGCTGTAACAGTTAACCCACCATTGGTAGTATCTGCCGACAACGCTAGCGTCCACGCGGGTACGTTGCTTATTGCGGTAACTGTGCTGGCAACCAACGTGGTTGAAGCCGCAGTGCCTTCGCGTCGAATCAAGCCTTGCACTGTCCACGCTGCGGAGGCAGTACCGCCAGCGGCTTGCTGACGGGCAACCACTGTGCCTGTAAAAGACATTGCGGTGCTGTTTGGCAAAATAAGTTGGTTGGTGCTCGCCCCTACCGCGCCATCTGACCCAAGCGTAGAAGCTGTTGCATCTGTAGTGGCGCGACGAAGTACCAAAAGACCAGCTTGTGAACCGCCTTGAACAAATGCGCCGTCTGATCCAAAAGCAAACTTACCTTTAATTGTTGGAACGTACGCACTGTCGCCGATTGCAACTGAATTTGTCGCCGCTGCCGAAGCGCCAGTGCCGGTAGATCCACCGCCAATAGCAACGGAACCATTTCCCGTCGCGGTAGTAGCTAATCCACCAATAGCAATTGATTTACTGCCAGTAGCTTTAGAACTCTGGCCTATAGCAATGCTGTTTGCGCCTTGAGCACCATAAGTACTGGTGTTGTTAACACTTGCGGCTGCGAACGAATCGGTACCGGACGCATACGACCCGCCAATAGCCGTCGCGCCAGCACCTGTAACAGCATTTGAAGCATCAGCAGCTGAGTTTGAGCCTATAGCAATTGCAGAGTTGCTAGTAGCTTGTGCATCAACATTACTTGATGTACCTATCGCAATTGAATGAGATCCACTAGCTGTTGCGCCGCCAGACCTTGCGCCTATAGCAATTGCTGCTGTACCTGTAGCCTTAGCTCCAGCGGCCTGCACGGTGTTTCCACCAATTGCAACGGTACCCTCTGCGGTACTTTGTGAATACATTCCGATTGAAACAGACCCACCGCCACTAGCAATTGGCCTTGTTGCTGAAGCAACGCTTACGTTTTCAGCGTAAGAACGCATTGTCTTTTTAGCGCCGGTCGCCCAGTTTGTACCATCACAAACAATTTCAGTACCTTCACCAGCACGCAAAATAAGCGTCGCCACGCCGTCAATAGTTTCAGCGGCGTTGGGGTCAATGGTTATTGCGCCAGTGCCGGTATTCCAAACCCAGCAATTAAAGCCTGAGCCAAGCGTCGCCGCAGCAGTCAACGAAACGCTAAACGTGCCAGTAGTGCAGTTAATGACGGTCGCCAAATCGCCTGCAATGACGGTGTATGCCGCAGTTTTGTTGCTTAGCGTATAAGTGGATGATCCGCCCGACGCAGCAATAGTGATGGTTCCCGCGCCGTTGGTAATGGTGACGTTGCTACCGGCGGTCAATGTTGACTTAGCCAGCGTATTGCCAGTGCTGTTGCCAATTAAAATTTGGCCGTCAGTGTAAGTCGTCTGCCCCGTACCGCCGTTTGCAACCGGCAGCGTACCCGTCACACCCGTGCTAAGAGGCAGTCCAGTGGCGCTGGTAAGGGTTCCGCTTGAGGGAGTGCCTAATGCACCACCATTAACGACAAATGCGCCAGCAGAGCCGGTATTGACTCCCAGAGCCGTGACGACACCGGTTCCAGTTGTTACGGTTGCAGGAGCCACGCCAGCGCCGCCGCCAACAACAAGAGAATTCGCGGCAAGGGCAGCAGAAGTTGCCCAGGTTGAAGCGCTGCTAAAATATGGGATGCCGCCGCTAGTTCCGGCCACGGTCAGCGCCAGTGTGCCACTAGTGGTGATTGGTGAACCTGCAACCGAGATCAGACCGCCGGTAAAAGTCTGGCCGACAGAGGTGACCGTGCCACCACCGGCAGTTGATGCGATGGTGATTGTTCCAGCGCCGTTGGTGACCGTAATACCGCTACCCGCCGTGAGGGTAGTTTTTGCCAACGTGTTGCCGGTAGAGTTGCCGATGAGCAATTGACCGTCAGTGTAGGTTGTCTGACCCGTACCGCCGTTGGCGACAGGCAATGCGGTTCCAGACAACGAGACGGCCAACGTGCCGCTGGTCGTGACAGGACTGCCAGCGACAGATAGGAACGTCGGAACCGTCATACCAACCGATGTGACCGTGCCGCCACCAGCAGTGGACGACAATGTGCCGGTTGAGAAACTTAACCCACTGCCAACCGTGACGTTAGAAAACCCGCCAGCACCGTTGCCGTACAAAATCGAACTGCCACTGGTCGCAGGCGCATAGTCTGTGCCAGAGCTGGCCGCGCTAATTGCCGTGCCATTGCCTTTGAGCAATCCGGTTATAGAGGTGGACAGCGTAAGTGCAGGCGTTGCGCCGCCGCTAGAGGATCCGGCAAACCCGTTTGCACTGACCACCGATACCGCTGTGACCGTGCCGGAACCCTTGCTGTTAAAAGTCGTCCAGTCAGTGCTTGAAAGGTAGCCATTGACGCTGCCCGTCGCCACAGGCATTGAAATAACTGGCGCAGTGCCACCCGTAGAGGCTACCGGAGACGTTGCAGTAACCGCTGTGACCGTGCCGCCGCTACCCGTTGCCGCAATGGTAATCGTGCCGCCACCGTTGGTGATGGTCACGCCACTACCAGCAGTTAACGTGCTTTTGGTCAACGTATTGCCAGTAGTGTTCCCAATCAGCAGTTGACCGTTGGTGTAGCTACTTTGGCCCGTACCGCCACTAGTGACCGCAAGCGGGTTGGTCAAAATAAGGCTGGTCTTGCTGTTGCTGTTTAAGACTTGGAATCGAGTCCCGTCGTAAACAATCAGAATCTCTGATCCGGCTACCAAATCGCCAGCCACCAATGCCGTCGATCCATCGCGGGTAAGTGCTTTTGCGCCCAGGCCGTCGATGTTCAACGTGCAAGAGGTCGTGTTGGTGTTAGGAACGACAAACGTAAATGCGTTTCCAGTGCCGTATGCGGTCAATGCAGGCGACATCGTGCCGGTATAGGTGTCAGTGCCGGTGACCGTGACAACCGTCGCAGCGCCGTTCTGAAGCTGTCCCAAGCGCACCGCATCCGTTGCGGCAGTACCTGCGGCAAGGTTGGTGACTTTAAACGTGTTCAGCGAGATGTTGGCCGTAATTGCAGTTTGACCATCTTTGGTAATGCAGGTCGATAAACCGTTGGCAAGGTCTGAGGTAAGCGCGTTAAACGTCGTTGAGGAAATGACCGTGCCAGCAACTACCGGCTGACCAGTCGAATTGATGTTAAAAGTACCGGAGCCGTTAAAACTCACTGCATTTCTCCCGTTAAATTACTGTTGCCCAGCATTGGCAGCGTTCATTGCTGCTAGTGCTGCGGCCAATTGATCGCGGTTCATGCCGGTAGTTTGCGGCAGTTTGCCACCACGCATCAGAGCTGTTGCCATGCGATTAGGCAAACCGGCAATTTTTCCAGCGCCATATGCCGCCTCGCCCATCAACCGTGGCGATGTCATCGCCAGCATCGGCAATGCTTTTGCGCTTAAAATCCCAGCCAAGCCAACGCCCGTAGCAGAATTAATGCCCGACATTGATCGCGGCATCATTGAATTAAGCGCCTGCCCCGCCAATGCCGGATACAACGTAGTTGCGCCTTTACCGGCCAGTATTTGGCCCAACTCATCGCGCCGCCCGTAATTGGTTTGTACATTGTTACGCAACAATGATTGAAGTTTACGCAGCGCCGTATCTGCTTGTGCTTTGTTGCCAAGCGACAACGCGCCTTCCATCTGCGATATCAGTTCGCTTGCATCCGTGTAGTCGCGCATTACTTTGGAATAAGTAGGCGCTTGGGCCGCAATCTGTTCTTTAACAGCGTTGTAGACTTCTTTTGCAGCATTGTATGAAGGCGTTCCAATTTGCTGCGAGTCGCGTATGTCGCCAATGCGCTGTTTGAGCGCATCAAGTCCTTCTGGCGTATGAAAGTCTGCCGGGTTTGAAGTATTCCAGTCTTTTACAGCAGCATCAATTTCTTCCCATGTTTTTGAGGCACTTTCGTTTTTGACTTTGCCTTTAAAAATGCCGCGATTTCTTACCTCGTCTACTTTGGCAAGAATCGGTTTCATATCCAACACGGTTGCATCTGATTTGATGTCAACCATGCCCGAGTTATACGCCTTTGCCCTGTCAGCTCTGATTTCGTTTAAGGCGCTTTTTGCCTCATTTACAACGTCAAGCGAGTTTGCGCGGTCAGAGATGTTTGCTCTAAAAGCCTCTGCCGTTTTGCCGCCAGTAAAGCCTGCATTTGCAGCCTCTTTGATTGCCTTGCCGCCTGCGCCGGTTGTAAAGCCCAAGATGTTAGCGGCCCCACGCGCAACGGGACGCGTTAGCGTACCTGGACTGCCTACGCCAATGCCCGTGGCAAGCTCCGCAGCCAACTGCGTGCCTTCGCCGCCGCCACCCTGCCGCACCGCTTCACCAGCCGCAGGCGATGCTGCGCCCACGGCAAGCTGCGTGCGCGGGGCAGTGCTTAATATGGACGCCAGCCGCTGTAGCATGGGCGATGCAGCACCAGAAAGCGCCTGACCACCGCCAAGCCCCGTCGCAGTGCCGGCTACGCCTTGAGTGACGGCAGAAAGCATTTTTTCATCGTCACTAGCAGCCCTCGGCAGTCCTGTTTTATCTAAGCCGGATTGCAGCAACTGTTGCGTGCCGCCGATATACGGCAATTGCGGGGCATTGCGGCCAGTCAATTTGTTGTAGCCGGTTGTTGCCGCGTTGTGCAAAGCGGTCAGCGGCGTTGTTGCCACATCGACTGCAAGCGATGGCAACCCGGCAGCGCCTGTAATTAGATCGCGTGCGCCAAGCCCCATGCCGCGCAAGATTCCTTCTCTGCTGAACGAATCTTGCTCAACAGCCGGCGCTTGTGTTGCCGATTGCTGGTGAGTCATTGCCGCAGCGGATTGGCTTTCCGGTGAAATTTTTGCAGCGGCGGGCCTTGCGCCAAATTGCTGCGCCGCACGCGCATCTGCCTGCTCTTGGGTTACGTTGTCCGGCACATTGTCGTAAGTGTGCAGCGAGCCATCAGGCAATCGCGCTGTGATGGATTTTGCCATTACCAATTGCTCCTTGTGCCGCCGCCTCTTCCATACGCCGCATTGCGCTCAGCAATTGAATCATTACGAATGCCAGTTTCACGATCATAGATTTCTTGCAAACGTCGCAATCCTGACGTGACAATGTTGCGATCATTCATGTTGTCAAGAATCTGTTTTTGCGCTCTACGTGCGTCTTGATCTGTTTGCGGCCCTTTAGCAAGGTTTAGAACAGCATTGACTTGCTCGTTTACAGCTCTTTCAAGTTCAAAATATCGCGTTGTTGCGTCAGATGCAGCAGGCAACCCCATCACGCCGCTAGTAGCTTGATTGGCTCTATAAATTGCAATTTTGGTTGCGCTCAAAGGCAATTTAGGATTGTCGCCTGACAAATCATCAATAAAACCTTGCAACATATCTTTGTTGCCTTGCAGGCGTTTTGCATCGCCAGCGTCAGAAATGTTGGCAGACAACATACTTGGCGGCATTGCCTTAACCGCGTTGGGATCGTTGGGGCCACCGGGCACAAACTCATAATCATTGCCATCTTTTGTATACCTAAAGCCAGGCGGAGGCTTTGGCCTATCAGCAGCTTGGCCTGCTTTTGATTGTTGGAAAGCCAATCGTTTTCTATCAATCTCAAGAGTTTGTGCTTGAAACGGTGTAAGAGTTTCAGGCGGCTTTTCTTTAGATGCCAGACGGCTAACATCAGGTGTTCTGCCAGCCGCAATGTCTGCTTGAAGCGATTTCAGGCTTTCCGAAGTCAGTTTGTCAGGGTCAAACTTGCCGAGGTAATCCATTGGATTTACGGTTTTGTTTGCCGCTTCATACTTGGTCTGAGCCAACGCACGAACCAACGGGTTGTCGCTGAAAATACCTTCTTCTGAACGGCGCATTTGATCTTGGCGATTCAATGGCCCACCAACTTGCATCTGCATAGGCTGGTCAAGTGACGCAACAGGGCGAGCGTTTGGCATTGCCGTGACGCTTGGGGCTTGATAGCTAACTTGACCGTTGTTGCCAACTTGCGGCATCGGCAACTGATTGACCGCAGCCTCACCCATGCCGATTGTTTTCTGCTCTGGGTTGAACGACCGCAAGTAATCCAGCGCCTCGCTGCGAGCGCCTTTTTCTGTTTCGCTTTTTTGCTTGCTAATATCGGCTAACTGTTTGCCGCCCATGTAGGCTTGCAACATTTTGGCAAGGCCAAGTACCGGAGAGGTGGGAACAACCATTCCACCAGGTGCAACCTGCGACTCTAGCGGCTGCAATGCCTGCTGTTGCAGCATCTCTGCCATCTGCTGACGACGCTTCATTTCCTCAATCTGCTGCTCGTAAGGAGATTGAGTCTTGAACATGCTGACGTTAGTTGTCGAATTAGCCATGACTTAACCTCCGAATAAACCTTTACCAATCGCACCACCCATTGGGCCACCAAGCGCCATGCCTGCCATCCCAAACAACCCACTAGTTAACGAATTGGCCCCAGTCTGTGCTGCGTTGTAACGCTGCATTGCGGCCTGATCCTGCGCCTGTGCGCCTTGCATGATCGGTGCGGCTGCGACGTTTGCGCCCGTATATCCTTGGAACTGCGGCATTTGAACCTGACTGCCTGACATTAGCGCCGCAATCTGGTTTAGCGGCTGGTTGTACAACGACAATTGCTGCTGCAATGATTGCTGTGCTGCCGTGTTGCCAAACTGTGCGCCCTGCAAGGCTTGGTTGAACTGCTGCGCCTGTGCAGAATTCTGGGCCTGTTGCTGCTGAAGTGCCGCATTCTGGTTTTGCGCGACCGCTTGGTTTTGCAAGCCAGCAACGCCCATCAATTGGCTGTAAATCTGTTGCGCGGCTTGGTTTTGAGCCTGTGCCGCCGTCAACCCCATAGCCATGTTTTGCTGAACGGCTTGGTTGTAAGCCGAGGTCGCAGCTTGACCTTGCTGGAAGTTTTGTGCAATTGCTTGGTTGGCAAAATTACCTGCACCCATAGCCTGTTGATAGTTCTGCGCTGCGGCTTGGTTCTGCATTTGTGTTGCAGCCTGACCTTGAGCAAAATTAGCTGCGCTAGCTTGATTCTGGGCTTGCTGGTTTTGCAGGTTGGCGTTAAAACTTTGCAATTGAGCCTGATTGCCAAACTCGCCAGCCTGTACGCGTTGTTGAAACGCCTGTTGTTCCGTGGCATTTCCCTGCTGCGCCGCTGCCATTGCTTGCGCGTAGTTTTGCTGCATGGCTTGGTTTTGAGCCTGAGTCGAGGCTTGCGCTTGACCAAAGTTCTGACCAATTGCTTGATTTTGAGCTTGCTGGTTTTGTAAGTTGGCGCTAAATGATGCCAATTGAGCTTGATTGCCAAACTCACCGGCTTGCACACGCTCTTGGAACCGCTGTTGTTCTGCTGCGTTGCCAGATTGAGCCGCAGACAACGCTTGAGCGTAATTCTGCTGCATGGCTTGGTTCTGAGCCTGCTGTGCAGATTGAGCTTGACCAAAGTTCTGACCAATCGCTTGATTCTGCATCTGCTGCGTTTGCAGATTTGCATTGAACGATGCCAACTGTGCAGCGTTGCCAAACTCTCCGGCCTGTACACGCTGCTGAAATGCTTGCTGTTGAGCCGCATTACCAGACTGCGCGGAAGCCAATGCTTGAGCATAGTTCTGCTGTGTCGCTTGATTGCCAGCCTGTTGACTCTGAAGGTTTGCATTAAACGACGCAAGCTGCGCCTGATTGCCAAATTCACCCGCTTGAACGCGCTGCTGAAATCTCTGCTGCTGTGCTGAGTTACCCTGCTGAGCTGAAGCCAACGCCTGCTGATAGTTCTGCTGCATCGCAACGTTCTGTGCCTGACTTGCTTGCTGACCAGCACCAAATTGAGACAGCGCAGCCTGATTGCCAAAGCCACCCAACGCCTGCTGTTCGCTCAATCCCTGCTGACGCGCCGACATATCAACATTGATGCCCTGCAATGCGGCTTGAGTCAGCAAGTCGTTTTCCTGCTGCTGTTCTTCTTGAATTGCAGCGTTATATGCCTGGCCCCCACGCACCAGACCCTGATTTGCCAATTGCGTCTCAAGCTGCGCCCGTTGCCGCTGAAGTTGCGGCTGCAAGCGACTCATAATTGCATTTTGTGCGGTCATACCAGCGTTGACTGGCATTGCGGCAAGGCCAGAGGTATCGAGTTTCTGCTGCAATTGAGGGCCAGTTGGCCCACCCTGTGCTGTGCCGTATTGGCCCATTGTTGGGCCGCCGCTTACGTCGCCACTGGTATCAATGGATTTTTGCAAAGTCGGGCCAGCGACGTTGCCTTGAGCCATTCCGTACTGGCCCATTGTCGGGCCTGCATTGATTTGACCGCTTGTATCAAGCGTCTTTTGCAAAGTCGGGCCAGCGACATTGCCGCTTGCAAGCCCAAACAAACCCGCAGCAGGGCCACCACCAGCCAACCCATATTGACCCATTGAAGGGCCACCGCTAATTTGCGTGCTGGTCTGCAAAGCGTTTTGCAACTGTGGGCCAGCGACACCACCTTGCGCCGTACCACCCGCAGGGCCACCCTGTGCATAACCGTACTGACCCGCTGAAGGGCCATAGTTAAGAGCGTTGCCCTGAGAAACCTGCCCCTGCAATTGAGGGCCGCTTACCCCACCTTGTTGATACCCATACTGACCAGCGGAAGGGCCACCTTGCGCGTTAGCGTAGCCGAGGCTGCCTTGCGCCATGCCGTACTGATCTGCCGCAGGGCCGGTCTGAGCGTACCCATACTGACCGGACATAGGGCCATAATTGACCCCTTGTGCGCCGACATTCGCGCCTGCCATGCCGTAAGCGCCAAGATTTGGCCCTTGTGCAATCTGGCCGGTATTGCCCAGGTTGGTCTGGATGTCCGGCCCTTTAAATTGGAACGTATCGCCAATAACACCTTGAGTTTTTTCCGCAGCTTGTTTGCCTAGATTGGCAAGCGCCAAAGACACATCTTGTTGCGCCTCAAGCGTTTGCTTAGGCTTTTCATACAATGTCTGCGTGACGGTCGGAGTGTCAGCGTCGCTAGTGAACTGAGCCAGAGTAGGCGCTGCAGACCCGGTATAAGTGACGTTGCCAAACTCATCGTATTGCGGTTGCTGATTAGCACCACCGGCAGCGTTGTAATTGGCTAATGCCTTGTCATAGCCAGCCTGATCGACCGTGCCGTAAGTTACTCTCTGGGTTCCAAGGGGGCCAATAATGTTGGGGTTAGACAGCTTTGCGGTAGCCCGAGCTGCCTCAAGATTTGCCGCCCCCTGCTGTAGCGCAATCCCGCTGTAATCAGGTGTCGGAGGTGCTGCAACGCTTTTGCCCATAACGATCTCCCAAGAATCGGCACTTGTCGCGTGCCATCGTCAGAATAATGATGTCTCCATTGGGTGCGGCCCCTGTAATCCGCGATTCCTCATTGAAGCCGAGTTTACCAACAACGCGCAACGCTTTCACGTTGTCGCTGTAAATTGGCGCAATAATCTTTCGGACATTTAAGTCCACAAACGGATACCGAAATACCAAATGCATGAATAACGGTGTCAATCTGCCCAAAAATGCAATGTGGCAAACAACCGAAGCCTGATTCCAGTTTTCGTAAATCACACCCGCAATCAGTTTGCCGTCCAACTCCAGCCCAATAGCCTGCGACTTTTCTGCGAAATATGAGCCACCGGATTGCGAAGCAACCCAATGACCCACATCATCGCCAGCGACTATATTCCGGCCCATCCGGTCTGAAACACTACGTCAGTTGCCGCCCACGCAATCTGAAGGCCACTGCTGGCGCTTTTAAATTGAATACCACCCGCATAACCGATTCCAGTAATGCCTTGCCATTGATTCTGAATCGCAATACCAGCGCCCCACGTTGAATTGTCCCATGTGCCGCTATCCCATGAACCAGGCGGGACACCGATATAGGACAGCGCCGCAGCATTGTCTACCACCTGAAAATCAATCTTCATGCCTACAAAAATTGCTGGCTGGCCGTCTGTAAAAATACTGGGCCGAGCGCGAGTAAAGTACTTTTTCACGCCGCTGGAACCAAAATAGTTGAAGGCTTGCAGTGCGTTGGTTTGGATGTTGGACAGGTTGTCTTGATAGGTGTTGTCCCACGCAATCGCAACGTATCCATCGCCGCCAAAATAGGGGTCATCTTCGTAGATTTCCCAACAATTTGCCGCCCAGCCGGTGAAATTGCACCAACTGGTTGTGATGGTGTTCATCACATATTGCTGTTGCTGGCCCACCTCAACCGGCACATTTATCCATACAGCATTGTTCTTTGCGCTGTATATGATCTGCCAGCCGACCGCAGCGTGATTGCCTCCGTAGGCAGTGGTTGCAGCAGCAATAGCGCCCTGGATTTTGTTAGACAATGCCACCCGAGGGTCTAGGCGAGAGGATTGCAGGGACTGCGCCAACGGCAACAACCCGTCATATGTAAGGATCAGCAGGTCACCGGCCCATTTGAGCATTGCTCTAGTGCCAATGGGACTGCCAAGTTTCCAAACACCAGCCAATGCCCACGTTGCGGCGCTTGACGGATCGGTTCCGCGATAAACGATTACTTCACCGTTGCTGGTCATAAACACAAGGTTATCGTCAACGCCGTAGCCAGCGTCAATTGTCCATGTGTCCAAATCCACAAGATGGCCGCCAAATCTTGCAATGCTGCTTAAATCCAACACCTCTGCCGCACCGCCAACGCTTGAGGTCGGCAAGTACCACGCTTTCAGCGAATCTTTCTCCAAAAACCATACGCGGTTTTTGAATAGCGCAATGTTTGACAGTTTGGTGGTCGTGATGCCGGTAATGGCAATGGTCGAGCTTCCATCAACCCGTAGCCATGTTGTGCCATCAAACAAGATTGGCTTGTCTACGCCGTTGACCGCATACAAGTAATTGCCACCGGCTGTGGTGACGTTGATGTATTCCCATATTGCATTGGTCAAGCCAGTGACTTGTGCCGCACCTACCGGCCCTGCCGTTGTAACGTCGTACAACGACAATGATATTGACGCAATCGCATACAGTTTTTGGTCATTGCCAGCCGAATACGTCATGAGCGTCTGAACCTGACCACCTAGGCCAGTCGCGTGTTTTGTGTACCCGCCGCGCATAACAACGCTGGAAATGGTTGGAAATAGGTTCTCCAGCACCACAGCGTCTGTGGGTTCCATGTTGGCAATCGAGTCTCGCGCATTCCAGCCACCAACAGGGGCCGGAAGCGAGGCAACATTAGCCGCCGTTTTCTGTACAAGGTTACCCAGAGCCACGATTAATTCCCATACCCGGAGTCAGGAATGTTGTCGTAGCCGATCAGCACCGTGCCCGGTCGCGGAGCAAACGACAAATTAGCCGCGCTGGTGTCCTGCGCGATTGCCGTGTTGAGTTCTTCCATGTAATTGCGATACAACGCAGTGGTGTCAAAGCCCTTGGCCTCAAAGTATTTGAGTTTGGTGCTGAGAACCATTACACGGTCTGGAAAAATGCAGGTATCCGTGTCAGCGGTAAAACTGTTCTGCACATCTCCGGCTGACGATTCTGCCCAGCCCTTGCTGCGATACTCGTAAGACAGCAACTCGTTGGTTGAGGTGCCAGGCCAAATCTGGAACGTCTTGCCAAGCAACCGCCAGCGAATGCGAGGGCCGGTTGAGATATAGCCTGATAGCAACCATTCCCACTGCTGTGCGCTTTCTGGGCCTAACAACTCCCAACGCTTGCTCTTGTCCCACATCGTGCGCGGCACAATCGCATCGTAATCGGTGGGCAAGTCGTATTTGACCTGCTGGAAATAGACCGTCGCGTTAGTGCCACCGGCTTGCGTAAAGTCTTGGTTAACGGTCACCTGATTGGGGCCGTCAACGCTTGTGATATATGTCGCGTTACCAATACCGACACCCTGCACCTGATAGGACGTATCAAGTCCCGTGGTTGAAGGGATGCCGGTAATGGTACGCGCCGCAGTCGTCCAGTTCCCTGTCGTCGTAACGTATTGGGTGTAGAACTGATAGACCTTGGTCAGCTCACGCCAGTCAGCACGACG